TAACGATAGGCTGTATGAAATAAAAGCTTATTCACAAGATCCATTTTCTCTGCAAGAAAGAAGTAAATATATGGAAAATTTACTTCGTGATATGCAGAACAAAAACTTGTTTGTGGCGCTTCAAGAAAGCCTAGGTTTAAACATGTTTGCTACTGATCCTAAGGAATTGCCTGCAAACAACGAGGAACTAACATTGCACATGCAACTTAACTATAAGCAATCAATAGAGATAGCTGAAGAAGAAGCAATAAGCAATGTTTTTGACCACAACAAGTACGATTTAATCAAGAAAAGATTAGACTACGATTTAGCCGTCATTGGTATTGCCGCGAACAAAACTACATTTAACACATCAGAAGGTATTAAAGTAGAGTATGTTGATCCAGCTGATCTTATTTATTCTTATACTGAATCTCCTTATTTTGATGACATCTATTATGTAGGTGAAATACGTAGAGTATCTATTGTAGATCTTAAAAAGCAATTCCCAGGTTTAACCGAAGAAGATATAAAAGAAATTGAGGGATATAGTGACAACTACCTTGTATATAATAAGTCGTATAACCCTGCTGAGTCAACAGATAGAAACCTTGTTTATGTTTTGTATTTCGAATATAAAACTTTTAATAACCAGGTTTATAAAATTAAAGAAACAGCAACTGGCGCAGAAAAAGCGTTAAAGAAAGACGACACATTTAATCCACCGAAAGACGATAGAAGCAGATTTGAAAAAGTTCAAAGAACTATAGAAGTGCTTTATCAAGGTGTTAAAATTATTGGACACAATAAAATACTTAAGTGGCAGCTTGCTGAAAATATGACAAGACCTAAGTCAGATACTACCAAGGTGAGTATGACTTATAACATTGTTGCACCAAGAATGTACCGTGGTAAAATTGAATCACTTGTTAGCAGAATGACTTCATTTGCTGATATGATTCAATTAACACATTTAAAGCTACAACAGGTATTAGCAAGAATGGTGCCAGACGGTGTATATCTTGACGCTGACGGTATTGCTGAAATTGATTTAGGTAATGGAACTAACTATAACCCGCAGGAGGCACTTAATATGTATTTCCAAACTGGTTCTGTTATAGGTAGATCTATGACACAAGATGGCGAGTTTAACCATGGCAAAATGCCAATACAAGAACTTCAGTCTTCTGGGTCCAATGCTAAGATTGCTAGCTTGATTAATTCTTATAACTACTACATGCAGATGTTGCGTGACGTTACAGGATTGAATGAGGCTAGAGATGGAAGTATGCCTGATGCTAATGCACTCGTAGGATTGCAGAAACTAGCTGCAGCAAACTCAAATACTGCAACTAGACATATACTAAGCTCAGGATTATATTTGACCTTAAAAACAGCCGAAGCAATTTCGCTTAGAGTAAGCGATGTTCTTGAGTTTTCAAATACCAAAGAATCTTTTATACAAGCTATAGGCAGATTTAATGTTGGTGTACTTGAAGAAATTAAAAAGCTTCACATGCACGACTTCGGTATATTCTTAGAATTAATGCCGGATGAAGAAGAAAAGCAAATACTTGAAAATAATATTCAGGTTGCTTTACAAAGAGACCAGATATATCTTGAGGACGCCATTGATATTAGAGAAATTAAAAATCTAAAACTGGCTAATCAATTATTAAAATTGCGTAGACGTAAGAAGCAGGAGTTGGATAGACAAATACAAATGCAAAATATACAAGCGCAAACCGAATCTAATACACAAGCGGCACAAGCAGCAGCAATGGCTGATATGCAGAAGCAGCAAGGTATAGCTGAAAGTAAAGTGATGATTAATAAGTCACAGCTTGAATACGATTTAGCTAAGCTTGAAAGAGAAGCAGCTATTAAGAAAGAACTTATGCAATTTGAGTTTGACCTTAATATACAGCTTAAACAAATGGATTTGCAGGTAATAAATGATAAAGAGAAGTACAAGGAAGACCGCAAGGACAAACGTACTAAAATACAAGCTACACAACAATCTGAATTGATTGAACAACGAAAAGCAAATACAGGACCTAAAGATTTTGAATCCGCTGGAAATGATGTGCTTGGTGGATTTGGGCTAGAATCTTTTGAGCCTAAATAAAGAATAAAACTAATCTTATAATATTATATTATGTCTGAAATTAAAGTAAGAGCAGTTGAAAATGAAGAATTATCAATTGCTGAAAAAGAAACACAAGCATTGGAAAGTGCTGGTATAAAAGTAACTGAAGATTCAGGTACTTACAAAATAGATCTAAGTAAACCAACAAAAGATGCCGTTCAAGAGCAAAGCACAGATGGCGGCGTGCTACGCGCAGAAGAACCCAAAGTGGAACTGCAAGGAGTGGAGCCAGAAAACAAAGAACAAGCAGTCACTACCGAAGAGGCTGAAGAAAAAGTAATTGAACTAATACAAGATACAGATGATACTATCAAAGAGCCAGTGCTGCTGCGAGAAGAGGGAGATGGCAACGCGGAACAAACCACTTCCGTTCATGTCGAAACTACCGATACCGCCCAAAGCGAAAAAATAGAATTACCTGAAAATGTACAGAAGCTAGTAGACTTCATGAAGGAAACTGGTGGTACATTAGAAGATTATGTTAGGCTTAATGCTGATTATAGTAAAGCTGATCCTAATGCGTTATTAAAAGAATACTATAAGCAAACCAAATCGCATCTTGAGAATGAAGAAATAGACTTCTTAATTGAAGACTCTTTTGCTTACGATGAAGATATGGATGATGATCGAGACATCAAACGTAAAAAACTCGCATTTAAAGAAGAAGTTAGAAAAGCGAAAGACTTTTTGTCTACGCTTAAGGACAAATACTACGATGAAGTCAAGTTGGGTTCTCGTTTAGCTCCTGAGCAACAAAAAGCTGTCGAATTTTTTAATCGATACAACCAAGAACAGTCTGAAGTGCAGGCTATTCAGCAAAAACAAGTAGAACGTTTTAAACAAGAGACTGAAAAAGTATTCTCTCAAGATTTCAAAGGTTTTGATTTCAAGGTTGGAGAAAACAAATATAGGTTCAATGTTAAAGATGTTGCGCAAACAAAAGAGGTTCAAAGTGACGTATTAAAAGCTTTAGGTAGTTTTCTAGACGAAAACAATATGCTTAAAGACGGAGCAGGATACCACAAAGCTTTATTTGCAGCTCGTAACGCTGATGCAATTGCAAACCACTTTTACGAACAAGGAATGGCTGATGCTGTCAAAAAGATGAACGCAGAAGCTAAAAACATAAATATGGATCCACGTAAAACAAATGTAGGATTCGTTGATGCCGGAGGAGTTAAAGTAAGAGCAGTTAGCGGTGATGACGGTTCAAAATTAAGAATTAAAATAAAAAGTTAAAAATTTAAAACAAAAAAATTATGGCATTTGGAATTTCTGATGGTGCTAGCTTGCTTCTTGCTAATGCTGCTCCTGTAAAACAAACACTAGCTACCAACTATATTGACTTTACCGCTGCTGGTACTGCAGGTTGGGCGCAACAATATCTACCTGAGCTTTACGAAGCTGAAGTAGAAAGATACGGAGATCGCTCTGTTTCTGGTTTCTTGAAAATGGTAGGCGCTGAAATGCCTATGACTTCTGATCAAGTTATTTGGTCTGAGCAAGGTCGTTTGCACATCTCTTTTGAGGGTGTATCTGCTGCTGCTGACTCTGGAACTACTGGTTCTCAAGTAAACGTTATTACTCTTGGTGCTGGACACGCTGTACGCGCTAACCAAACTGTAGTTGTTACCGATGGTACTTCTATCTGGAAAGCTCTTGTATCTGCTGTTACTTCTACCACTATTACTGTTCAGTCTTATAGCTCTGACGGTTTTGGATTTGCTAGCGCAACTGATGTAACCCTATTTGTTTACGGTTCTGAGTTTGCTAAAGGAAGCGCTTCTATGTCTGATGCAGTATCTCCTGACTTCATCTCTTTGTCTAACAAACCAATCATCCTTAAAGATCATTATGAAATCTCTGGATCTGATGCTGCTCAAATCGGGTGGGTTGAAGTAACTGGAGAAGCTGGTCAATCTGGATACCTATGGTATGTTAAAGCTGAAGGTGATACTCGCAAGCGTTTTGAAGACTATGCTGAAATGGCAATGGTTGAAGCTGAGAAAAAAGGTGCTGCTGGAGTAGTTGCTGTTGAAGGATCTGAAGGTCTTTTTTCTGCAATTGAAAGCCGTGGACACGTTGTTTCTGACGCTCTTGCTTCTACTGATCCTCAAGATGATTTAGCTCAGTTTGATGCTATCTTGCAAAAACTTGACAAGCAAGGAGCTATCGAGGAGAATATGTTGTTCTTGAACAGAGCTCACTCTTTGGGTATTGATGACATGCTTGCTGCTCAGAACTCTTACGGTTCAGGTGGTACTTCTTACGGAGTATTTAACAACAGCGCTGATATGGCATTGAACCTTGGATTCTCTGGATTCCGTCGTGGTTCTTACGACTTCTACAAAACTGACTGGAAATACCTTAACGACGCTACTACTCGTGGCCTAGTTGGAGGTGTTAAAGGTGTTCTTGTTCCTGCTGGTACTTCTACCGTATACGATCAAGTACTTGGTAAAAACATCAAACGTCCATTCCTACACGTACGTTACCGTACTTCTGAGGCTAACGACCGTAAGATGAAAACTTGGGTTACTGGATCTGTAGGTGGTGCTGCTACCTCTGGAGACGACAAGATGGAAGTACACTACTTGACTGAAAGATGTTTGGTAGTACAAGGTGCTAACAACTTCATGTTGTTCAACTAATAACAAATGTAAAGATTACCCCTGATGTATCTTCAGGGGTAGTTTTTACTCTTTTATATTTATAAAATTTTATATTATTATGGCTAAAAAAATTGCACAACCTACTAATACTGAGTGGGTTATAAAAGATAGATTGTATATGTTGAAAAATGGTAAATCACCATTAACATATCAAATTAAATCAAGAGGTATTAACTGGTTTGATGAAGAGAAAGGTTACGAAAGAGAACTCAAGTATACTCAAAACCAAAAAACTCCTTTTGTTGATGAATTTAAAGGTGTAGCTAGATTAGCGCACATTGTTTTTGAAGATGGTATTTTGCAT